CGACTGCAATGGTCCCGCTGTTTGCATCCAGCGCCACGTTAGCAGAGCTTGATACAGCACCGTTTACAGTGGCCCGTGAAAAGCTATTGTCTGCAACAAACGCATGAGTGACTGTGTAGCTGGCAATTCCACTGGATGGAGAAAACTCAATATTGCCATCGTTAATCACTCTCTGAGAATCACAGATAACTGTGGCTCCAGCGGTGTGAGATGCGGCGGAAGTTCCGTCTTGCGCTCTGGTTACCCCTGTTAACGTATTAACACCTGTAAAGGACAGGGCAGCGTCATCAGCGATTGTCACAGCGGATGACAGTACGATGTTGTTCTGGTTAGTCACAGTGGCGATGCGAACTGTGCCAGATATTCCTGTGCCAGTCACAACCATACCAACTGTAAGCGTTCCATTGTTTCCATCAACAGCTACGTTAGTAGAACTGGAAACGGCTCCGTTTGCATCAGCGGTGGCTGTTCCATCCTTGCCTGTGTAAGTGAGTATCTCTTGGTTGATAACAATATCACCCGATGTAGGCAAAGCCTCAGCATCTGTTAAGATAATCTCTGTGTCCGAAGCGCCAGCATTGACAGCAAGTGTGGTGTTTGACTGTTTCCAGTTAGCAGCCGTTACCTGTTGTCGCGTATAGTTAGCGTCTTGACTTGTTATATTCACTTCCGTGAATGCACTATTTTCAGCACTTGTTACTGCGGTAGCTAAACCTACATATATGCTGTTGCCCGGCGTGGCAAAGGAAAGAGCATTATTCTTGAACAAGAAGTCAAGAACTCGTCTTTCCAAGTATGTGGTTGCCGCATTTGATGTTGCCATCTTCTACTCCTTATGTGCGAGGTCTAGTGGGTAGACCTTGCCTGTATGCGTCATCGTTTTCTCTTGCTTCCGCGAGGTCTTTTAACCTTGATAGGCTTTCTTGGAAGCGCCCATCATACATGGATATAACATCCTGCTCACCCTTCATGTAAATATACGCTTCTATTAGAGAACCGTAAAGAAGGGCATTCGTGGCGTTTTTGCTAAGCCATGTATATTCATTGTCTGCGCCAGCGGTCAGGCTTGCTGGACGATAATAGTAGTGAAGCTCCACAGTGTATGCCTGATCCGGTGTCGGACCTAATATGAAGTTTGCCTGAACCTGACCCGCTGCGGCTGTCGCAGTTGCATCAAAGAAACCATAATATTTAGGAGTTCCTGTGACGGTACTGTCTGGGTACGCTTCTCTCATAAAGTTTACATCTTTTTCAAGAAGAAACCCCTGCTTGCCAGCAGTGCTGACAAACAAAGAAAAGGGAGCCAAGAAGTCTGAGGGTGTTGATAGGTACTCATTACCTTGAGTAAGAGCTGATGTAGCGTTCTTACGAAAGTTCTCTAGGTCAACATTAACTATTATTCTGTCTTCTGCCGCACGAATAAAGACAGGGATGTTGTTCACGAAACCTGTCTCGTCATTCTCTGTAAAGTCTTTTATAGCTTGCTTTAGCTCGGCATAAGTATAAGACATTAGTTAATCCTGACTATCGCAGTTCCCGCTGCCGCTGCTGGCATCGTTATATTAAAGTTGGCTGAACTCACGCTTTGACTTGAGCCAAATGAATAGACAGCAACAGCTTTGTTCGATTTACTGGAATTATATATTAATGCTCCACTTGTGGAAAACGTAGCGTTTGACCAAGACGGATTACCAAAATCAACCAAGCCCGTGGTCCCGTCTGTACTTGGCGCTACAACACTTAGTGTAACTCCCCCCGCAGAGTATCCAGTTCCTGATATCTCATTTGATGTGCTGTATGCTGTTGTAGCGGCATCTAGTGATGCGCTACTGCTGTACAAAGCAATCTTGAACGTATCAGATGTAAAGTCGTGTACCGCTTCAAACAGTTCTTTCTTAAAACTTGTACACAGTGCTGTGTTTATTGCCATTTTATACTCCTACGGGGTGTTGGCTAGACCGCCCATTCCGCTATGAATTGTGCAGTAATAATACAGTGTAGGCGCTCCACTAGCCACTGTGATCTGCGTATAAGCCCCAGATGAACCCGGAGTACCACTTGTTGTCACGCCAGTTGTGTATTGCGAGCCTCCACCATGAGTGCCGTTAGCTGTGGTTGAAAACCTAAATGGATGACCTGAATTACTGTTGTTAGACTGGTCAAACCTGTATGTAGATCCTTCGTTTAATGTAAGAGTTGGAGAGGCTCCTGAAAGGCCAGCAACATAATACTTGTTTCCGGTTCCGTATGAGTTGGTTCCAGAGGCAACGGTAACTGTGTAGTTTATTACAGTTGACAGAGTTAAAGAGCCTACAGCGCCTGTTCCAGAAACCCCTGTAAGAGACACTGTAACAACAGAGCCAGCAGTACCATCAGTTACAAGATTACCCGCTCTACCAACGCCAAACCCAACATTAACCCTAGTCAATGTAGTAACATCAAACGTTGGGAATGTTATAGTTACAGACTCCTTGAGTCGTTCTGGCCTTGGGTTAAGCAAGGACTGAGGGTCATTGGTACGCACACGGCCTAGAAAGTTTTGGGGATGATCTGGATCGACCACATCCCTGCCAACTCTAAAGCCCGTTCTGGTGCCATTTTGGATTTCATCGACTAGGTCAGTTAATTTGTACCTAAAGCCGGTTCTGTCACAAAAGCCAAAAGCGTGTTTCCCTCTAGTAAATGCCATTAGCCAGAACGTCCAAACCGCTTACCTTTTGTGGCCGCACCAGTACCGCGCATTACACCACCTTTAGCCATACCCTTTTTCATCATACCGCCTTTGGCATAACCTTTCTTCTTCATCATGCCGCCGCCTGCTCTACGGGCTAATTTGCTATCACGCAACTTACGGGCCTTAGCCAGCATTGCCTCGCGCCCTGACTTCTTCTCCATGGTCGCCTTGGCTTTGCTTGGAGTTGGGGTCATGCCTGTACCCATCTTGGCCTGTGTCTGCATAGAACGAGTTGCTGTGCGCTGACGCTTATTAGACTTGTTCTTTACATCCATGTCAGCCATCTGCACACGACTCATACCCTTATACGGGTTGCCCGTCTTAGCGGCTTTACCAGCTCCCGCACCCGGAACCTTGATAGATTGACCAACGCGAATTTTGTTAGCGTTCTTGATGCTTGGGTTAGCCGCAAGAAGCGCCTTCAAGCTAATGCCCTTTGACTTTGCAATTTGAGATAATGTATCGCCTGATTTGACCTTTACAGCCCCACCTTTGGCGTAACCCTTTTTCTTCATCATACCGCCCATAGCCATCTTTCCTTTTCCGTCTGCGGCAAAGAATGGGACTTTCTTTCCACCCTTCTCTACCATTTTAAGTTTGCCACCAGCAGCTTTACGAAGTGGACCGGTGCGCTCAGTATTCATTGGGTGCTTTGGGTTTGCATGCCGGGGCTTTGCCTTTGGAAGTGGCGTCTTTTCGCCCTTTTTCATAACCTTGCCGCCTTTGCTAAAAGTATCCTGACCATCTTCTAACATATCCATAAGGTTTTGCTCTCTCATCTTTAAAACCTTTATCTCCTTTTGAGAAAGGTTTGGATTAGCCAGTTGTTTATCCAAATAACGCAATCTTGAAAAAGTGCTATTTTGATCTTTGTTTTTTACAGCCACATTAGCCTCCTAGATAAAACGTGTCGTATGGCACGAACTTGATTGATGATGAGTCAGTATCCTCGGCTGCCGCCAACTCAAACTGGAACTCATACTCTTGCTTCAGCGGTCCCACACGAGCCGCAACTTCAGGTTTCTTCATGGCTATGTAATACGCCATACCAGCCGCAAGACAAGGCACAAACCTTGGCGGCACATCAGCGGTCGTTCCTATTCCAGACGAGACGCCATTGATTCCGCGTAAGCGGAAATACGATAAAGTATACGAGCTAGAATCCGGCACAGGCCACAAAGTAACATTGACAGCCGTTGCTTGACGATCAACAAAAATTTGAGAAGGCCGTCCTTGCAAATTTTTAACGCTTTGCTGAGCATAACTTGAGACACTGATACGCTCCAAGCTAGTATCGACTTGCTCTGTCCCAGAGCCTGTACGAACTTGGTGTTCAATAAGGTCAATAGTGTCCGCAGGCATTTGATAAGTTGCTGTGCCTGCTGTGAGAGCTTGTGTGCCAGAGTCGATAGTCCAGAGGTTAAGTCCACGATTTTGCCATTCCAATGTTAATAGGTTTAAACTACGCCGCGCAGTTTTTAGGTCGTATCCTGTTTGCATCTGAAGTCCAGCGCGTTCAAACGCCTCTTCAAATATCTCAGGTAAATCCGGTGTTATTACAGCCATTACTTGACCTTCCTATGCGGCTTTACTTTATTTCGTATCTTTTTAGGCTGCTTGACGAACTGCTTACCAGCCTTAGTTCCTTTTCTTTTAGCAGCCGTGGTGGCCGCATATTCCTTAGGTGAGAGGGCTTTAATAGCTGATGCCGGTAAATACCGCTCTCCGGTTGCTTTTGACCCTTGTGTGGAGGGCTTGCCACTCTTCGTTCTCCATTTTTGCTTTGTCCAAGACTTCAAGCTTTTTTGCGAACTCTTCAAAGGCATTGTACCACTCCCTACCTACTCAACGCCATTGCAGCACCCAGAAGACCCACAACAACAACAACTAAAAAAAATACTGTAATCCCAACTTTTGCATTCTCAATCATTTCATTATGCCTCAAAGCAGCCGCTCTGCGCCTAGCCATCTCAGCTTGCTTAGCCTCTTGTATTCTTTTTGCTCTTTCATCAACTATACCACGCCAAGTGCCATGTCCAAAGCGCATGTCCACCATAGTGGCAATCTCTTGCATCTGCTCTTTTGCGAGCTTAGCGTTTATTACTTCTGTGGCGACTGACTTAACGCCAAATTGGTCACCTATACTAACGCCAGATTTTTTGCTTCTTTCCTTTTGAACCTGCTTCTCACCCTCAAACAGATTGTCTATAAATCCAGCTATATCACCAATATCATTTGCCGTTCCTATGGCGCTCTTTATTCCACTAACAGCACTTTTAAAAAGGGCTATACCAGCTAAGGTCTCTGCGATCATGTCATTTCCTATTTCGGCACTGGTTTACAGATTGCCGTTATCTTGACTGATCTCCCTTTTATTGGTGCTGGATTTTGCTTTGAAAGTCTTTCTGCAAAATACAAACATCTATCCATGTCTACAAATCTTTGAGTCTGATCTATAATCCCCTTCCCCATATAGACAACGAGCAAAAACTCAATCACGATACCCGCCGCCTGCTTTCTTGTATTGCTGCGCCAGCATTTGCGCTTTGCGAGCTGACCACTGACCGGGAGAGCCACCTTTGCCGCCAGCTTTGATTTTATTAAATAGGCTCTTACGCATGGTTGGCTTAGTGTAGTTTCCGGCCTTATTGACAGTTGATTTTGTCTTGCCTCCAGACTTCATGCTTCTTGGAGGTTTTTTGTTTTGCTCCTCAACATACTTCTTCTGTGACTCCATTCTAGCTTTTGCTTTTTCCCCAGTCTTCGGAGTTCTAGAACGAATCCCCTCAAGCATGTTCTTTCCTGAAGATCTTATTGCTTCTCCCCCAGACTTCATCTTCTGTATTTCCCCACCATTATCGTATGCTCTAGCCTTTGAGTAACTAACAGGCTTTTTGCCCATAAAAGTTCTTGCAATGTTAAAGCTAGGGCTACCCTTTGGTGTTTTTATTTTTTTGGGTTTGGCGGTTTTTCCGCCACTCTTCATTCCCTTAACCGAAGGAGCCTTTCTACTGTAAGACCCCTTACCCTTCTTCGGCTTTACAACCTTTGGCTTTAGAGCGGGACTTGCTAAAGTTTTTGCAACAGGGTTTCCCCCACCCTTCAAAGCTACAGGCCGCTTGCGCTGACCACACATCATTTTTGCTGCTCGCATGATACCTCTCCTTGACAGCAGTCATCTATAACTTGGTCACACTCTATGCATTGTTCGTGACCGTGAACATAAATTGTCCTTAACCTGTTACCACACCTTGGGCATCTAGGCCTTGCGGCTAACCTTTCCTGCGGTCTTTGTTCTTTTGTAAGACCTGTTCTTTGAGGCGGAGACAACTTTGAGATTCGACTTTCTATTATCTTTTGGGTTCCCGTTTCTATGAGCGACATCTTTACCATCACCCTTTTTTACCTTACCAGAGGCAAGCATCTTGCTTCTGGCTGTGTTTCTGCTTGCGCGGCGCTTTTTCTGCTCAGTCGTTGACTGATAGTTTTTGTATTCGCCCTTGTAGTTTCTCCTAGTAGAGTTTGCCACGGGTCTTACCACGCTGTGCAATGCCGTCTCTACTCTTCTTAACAGCACCACCTTTATACATAGGCGTCATCCCCTGCATTGGCGTTGCGCCCATACCTGAGCCGGATTGTGGGGCGTCAGGCGTTCCAGCAGAAGCTTTTGCTTTCTTTTTTCCTGCCTCAATCATCATTGCTAGGGGGCTTACATTTTTTAAACCCTTGCCTACAGCACGACCAATCATGCCCTTGCCTGTCATGGCTCCTGCTAAGGGGCTTATCGATCCAAGAAGCTCTCCGCCTCCGATCATCTTTTTAACCTTCTTTTTCATCTTACTTCCTTTCATTTGGCTGCCCATGCTGGATCTGGATATAGTCATTTTATCCACCCAATAAATAAATGGGCTAGTGCGCCTACAGCACCGCCTAACCCTATGATTACCCAGAAAGCACCTTTCCATCTATTGGCTTGAGCCTTTAGATCGGAAACCTCTTCATGGACATGCCTAACCTCACTGGAAAGAGTCTTTATACGCTCTTCCAACCTAGCCAGAGTAACTTCAACCGCTTCAGTCATTAGCACTTCCACCTTTTACGGGCTTGCCTTAGACGGCTATTAGGGTTGGCTGCTGCTTTAGGGAACTTCTTCATTTGACCAGCAGAACGCGCACAGAAAGACTTACGCCGCTTAGCTGATGCGCTACCGGGCTTTACCTTGCCTGTCACTGCCGTCTTGAGCTTGCTACCGGGGTTTTTAGCCCTGTAAGCCTTAACGCCCTTAGCGGTCATTCCCGCGCCTTTTTTAGTAGCGCGGAAATTACCAGATTTAACAGACGTTTTTATAGGCGTTTCTTTTTTTCTAGGCACAAAAACATCTCCTAATTTAAGCTAAAAGAAGAGTTACCTTACTTCCGCTGCCACTAAGGGCGGCAAAAAACACACCGTCTTTTGCTAAGATACCATCGTCAGGAAGGAACACTTCATTCCATCCGGCAGCAACGGTAATGTCAAGAAGAGTGGCTCCAGTAGCGGTTCCATTCTTCAAGGTCAAAGCAGTGACGGCTGTTCCGTAAACCAAGATGTTTTTGATTCTAGCCCTAGATGTACCAACTAGAGCAGGGGTATCGCCTGTATTAAAGTTATACGCCTTTACATCACCATCAGCCATAATAACCTCCTATTAAGCAAGGTTATTGTTTTGCTGATACAGGATTGTAAAGCGAACAAGGCCTGCGTTTGTGGCAGCAGAAGCGGTCACAGTCAAACGAATGTCTGATGTGCCAGTATCCTGCCAAGCTAATGCAGCGCCAGCTTGTGTTGTTGGGTATTTACGACCAGCGTCTGTTCCAGATGCAAAGGTGTTAAGAATTGTAGCTGCGCCACCTGCTG